GTCAAATCAAGATCAATTAAACAAGTTAAATCCTGGTCCTAACGATGTCTTACAACAATCGCAAAGATCGCTCGTTTTCGCTGTTTTCGATAGCAAGGCGAAAACCTACGGATCACTTATTGTTCATCCTCAGGTTGAGGTGGCGATTCGTTCGTTTTCATCTGCGGTTTCTAACTCTCAATCGTTTCTTGCTCAATTCCCTGATGATTATTCTCTCTATCAGCTTGGCTTTTATGATGACAATTCTGGTTCTATTTCTTGTTTTGAAAAACCCGAATTTATTGTCGGAGCTGCGGAGCTTCTTAGAAAACTAAGTCCAACACAACAACCGGAGGTTTAAATGCCAGTAACTTTGTCTCGAGAAGAACGTACTAAAAGAAAATCAGCAACAGTCTTAGATTTTTCTATCCAAAGGGATGAAGAAGGAAATGTCTTAAATCCTAAAGTTATTTCTAAAGCTGTTCAAAGTAAGAAGAAAGAATGTGATATCAATCGCATTGTCAAAAGAGCCATCAATAAAGACGGCTCTATTAATCAAAATGTCGTGAATGCAGTTGCTAAAACTCCTGGAAGATTTGGTGATTTCACGAATGCTCCCGATTTTCAGGAAGCTCAAGATCGGGTAAATAAAATGAATGAGGAATTCATGGCTTTGGATCCTCAGGTCAGAAAGAGGTTCAACAACAATCCATCGGAATTAGTTGAATTTCTCTATGATCCAAAAAATAAGGAAGAAGCTATTGAATTAGGCTTACTTCCTAAACCCGTTAAAACGGTCAAGAAACTAGAAACTCCAGAAGGAAGTTTCTGGGTTCATTACTCGGACGACGTAGAAACAGGTCGTACGAAAATTGAAGCCACGCCCCCTGCTCCAGAGGCTTAACCGCGCGGGTGGCTTTTGTGGGAACAGTTGCTCTCTTGTCGTAACTGTTCCCACTGACACCAAACGAAGAGTTGGTGTCTAAATATAACGTTTAATTAAACTAGAGAGGTTATGAATGAATCCTTTTAATCCCAAGTTTCCATCTTCAATGAATCATGATTTTGCGAATGTTCCGCGAGTAGGTGTTAATCGTAGCTCATTTCGTGCAAAGCCCACGGTAAAAAATATGTTTGATGCAGGTAAGCTTATTCCCCTGCCCCCTTATGAGGTAATTCCAGGTTCAACAATTAAGTTTGATTATGCGTTTCTATGTCGTTTAAATACTCCCCTCGCCCCATTCATGGATAATCTTTATATCGATTTTCAATGGTTTTTCTGTCCTTCTAGAAAATTATGGGATAACTGGGAAAAGTTCATGGGTGCGAAAGACAACCCAAGTGATTCAACGACTTATACCGTCCCGCAGATTACAGCCCCGGCGGGCGGTTTTTTAGTAGATACAGTTTATGATTACATGGGTGTTCCCATTGATAAACAAAAAGACATTAATGCATTGCCTTTACGTGGTTATAACTGGATTTACAATGAGTTTTATAGGGATCAAAATATTATTGATTCTGAAACTATAAATACTGATGATGGTCCAGACACAGATACAGATTACACAGTATTAAGACGTGGAAAGCGTCATGATTATTTCACTTCATGTTTGCCTGCCCCACAACAAGGATCTGCTGCTAGTTTTTCATTAACTGGTTCTGCTCCTGTTACTGGTATTGGTTATCAAGATTCCGGATCTGCTGTTACGGTTGGACCTCTTACGGCTCATGAAACAGATAATGCTTCACAATCTTATGCTAAATATTGGCCTTCGAATCAAGGAAGCGCTATGTTATTTGAGGAAGATCCTGATAATGCAGGTCAGCCTCATATTGAAGCAAATTTACAAGGTGTTTCAGGTATCACTATTGCGGAATTTCGTGAGACTATTCAACTTCAAGCGCTTGCAGAAATTGAGAATCGCGGTGGTCATCGCTATGTAGAAATTCTTTATAGTGTTTATAATGTAGTATCTCCAGACTTTAGATTACATCGTCCGGAATACTTAGGAGGTTCTTCTTCTCCTATTTATGTTGTTCCTGTTGCAAATACTTCTGCCGATGGTACTAACAATCAAGGCGATCTCGCAGGTTATGGTTCTGCTTTTTCAAAAGATAATGGTTTTACGAAGTCTTTTACAGAGCATGGTTATATTATTGGACTGTATTCTGTTCGTGCTGATTTAACTTATTCACAAGGTCTACATCGTCAATGGACTCGCCAAACGAAGTATGATTTCTTTAATCCAATGCTTCAAAACATTGGTGATCAAGCGGTATTAACACAAGAGATTTTCCTACATGATAATGATGATACTTCTGATGAGGTAGTATTTGGTTATCAAGAGCGTTATGCGGAGTATATGTATCAACCTTCGTATATTACTGGAAAATTAAGACCTGCCTATTCAACACCATTAGATTATTGGCATCTTTCACAAGAGTTCGGTTCTGCTCCAACGCTTAGCCAAGCTTTTATCGAAGAGAATCCACCTATCGATCGTGTTGTTGCAGTTACAAGTGAACCAGACTTTGTTATTGATATTGCATTTGATAACACATTAGTCCTTCCGATGTCTACACATTCCATTCCGGGATTTCTTGGAAGGTTCTAAGATGGCGTCTTGTATATGGAGCAAATGTTCAGAGTGTGATAGTTATCATTGCCCTTGTAGTTGTCATGATCACGCTTCTGTTCTTTTAAAAATAGCTCGGCCGGGACGGGGTTACCCGGCGAGCCAACAAGCGGAGCGCGTTAGTTATGGAGCAAATAATTAAGAAGAAGTTTATTGTTACTTTGGAATTAGAGTATCACCAAGATTTAGAGTCTTTACCTATTGATAAAGCACATGTAGAGGAAGACATCGAGAATATTACGAGTGAGTATTACTCTGGTTACTATGGTCATCTAAAAAAGATGAAAGTTGAGCCAAGAGGTATGAAAATTGAGCCGAAAGGAGAATGATCATGACTTTTTTTACTTCACCAGAATTTGTAGATGCAGTTCAAACAATTGTATTAGGTGTTATTGCGTTTTTCCTTCGCAAAAGAAACAAGGAGGATTAACATGGGTTTTTTCGATCTTGGTTTGAGTGATGTCGTAAATGCGGGAGTTGGTCTATATTCTGCTCGTTCTGCTCGTAAAGGTCAGGAATCAGCAAATGCAACCAATTCTGCTCTATTTGAGAAACAGTTAGCTTTTCAAAGAGAAACCCTCCAAAATCGTCACCAATGGGAAGTTGAGGATTTGAAAAAAGCTGGTTTGAATCCTATACTATCTGCCGGAGGCAACCCCCCTGCCCCAGCGGCACCGGCTGCCCCCACTATGCAAAATACTAAAGCGCAATCCGCTGCTATTACTGCCGGAATTGCAAAGCTTATGTCGGAGGTTAAATTAAATGAAGCAAAGACAAGAACGGAGCGAACGCAACAAGAAGTCAATCGTGGTACAGCTGATAGAGCTCGTGGTACTGTATCTTTTCCTGGGATCTATAGTGGTCCTGCTAGTAGCGCACTTCAGTGGGTGAGAAAAACATATAACCCCAGAAGCGTTAAAGGTGCAGGAAAAGCGTTAAGAAATCTTATTATTCGTGGAACGTTTGCTGATGCGTAAGCGAAAGGAGGTGATTAAAAATGCGAAGAAAATTTGTCGGCGGAAAGCGTGATAGAAGAATTTTCTCTAAAACGGCTAAACGCGTAGCTCCTAAAAATTTTAATTTTATTAAGCCAATGCGCGGCGGAACGAGGCTCTAATGTGTGTTAAGACCCTCTCTGCTTGGAAGATTGGTAAAAAGTCTAACGGAAAAGATAATATAACCTTTACTGCCCCTCGTAGTGGCAAAGGTGAATATGTTATGTTGCCCTGTGGTCAATGTATCGAATGTCGTTTAGAACGTTCTCGTCAATGGGCTGTTCGTTGTATGCATGAAGCTTCACTCCATGAAGAAAATTGTTTTATAACTCTTACTTTCAATGATGAGAATCTAGATCCTTATTATTCTTTAAGAAAACGTGATTTTCAGTTGTTTATGAAACGCTTGCGGAAGCATTTATCCGCAAGTGTTAGTCCCTCTGACAAGAGCTGTGTTCGCTATTTCCATTGTGGTGAATATGGAGAGGAATTTGAACGTCCCCATCATCATGCTATTCTTTTTGGTTTCGATTTCCCTGATAAAGTACTTAAAGTTGTTCGTGATGGTAATCATTATTATGAGTCCCCTCTTCTAGATAAATTGTGGTCTGATCCTGTTACTGGAGAATCCTATGGTTTTCATGAGATTACTTCTGTTACTTTTGAGACTTGTGCTTATGTTGCTCGTTATTGTGTTAAAAAGGTTAATGGTGAGAAAGCCGATGAGCATTATACTTATTTGGATGAGCAAGGTAATTTCCATAAAAGAGTACCTGAGTACTCTACTATGTCGCGTCGTCCCGGTATTGGTTTAGGTTGGTTTAATGAATTTAAAGATACTGATGTTTATGCCTGGGATGAGATAATTGTAAGAGGCCATAAGAAATGTAAGCCTCCGCGTTATTATGATAGAAAATATGAAGAGTCAAATCCTTTCGAGTACTCGAAAATAAAAGAAAAAAGGATTGACAAAATTAAGAATAATCCCGAGAATCGTTTTGAGCGACAACGAGTTCGGGAAGTAGTAAAAGTTGCTCAATCAAAAATGTTAAAACGGAGCATAATATAACGACTACTTATGTAAAGTTTTTTGAGCCGATAAGCTGTATCTTATGTAAAGTAAGATTGTATTCTGAGATACATTTTTCCCGTCCGATAAACATTACGAGTAGTCCTATAAACATAAAAAAAGGAGCTATTCAAAATGTCAAATCAAGATCAATTAAACAAGTTAAATCCTGGTCCTAACGATGTCTTACAACAATCGCAAAGATCGCTCGTTTTCGCTGTTTTCGATAGCAAGGA